GCTTTTTGATCTCGGCGAAATCATCCTTGCACGAACAACTGGAACAACCGCCTGCTCGCTTAACCTTCTGGTCGATGTCGGATTTCAAGAGGTTGAGAGACTCCTTCAATCTGGCCTCTATGAATTCCCTGACCGCTGGTACGACGTTCTTCGATAGTTGACTGCTATGTGGCATTGTTATTCACCGAGGCCCATGGCCTGTCGCATTGGAATGATGTTCCCTTTGGCCGCCTCGGCCTGAATCTTTTCCTGCGGTTGAACCGAAGCGCCTCGCATTTTTTCCATCACCGCCATCTCCTGTGACGGAGACATGCCCTGCTCCGCTTCTCTTTCGGTGATCTTGAACCTGTCAAGATCGCTGATACCCATTGCGCGAATCGCTTCCTCGACGATCTTGCCGCCCTTGTATTCCATTTGCAGGCCGGTCTGATTGATGACTTGCAGCATTGACAGCCAGGTTTCTGCGTTACGGGTCGGCTCTATCGGAAGCGTGCCGTCGATGACCAGGTAATCGACATCGCCCTGGATTTCGGCTTGCTTGTAATCGAAATAACCGTCATCCGTGTTCGCTTCGAGCCTGGCCGAAGTGTCTGCGGGGTCAAGACGGATCGCGCCGCCTTCGAGGAGAGAATCCTGTAGGTTGCCCACCATCATCCGCACCATTGGCCGGATCGTGGTGGCCGACATGATTCTGGCCAGTACGCCAAGGCGTTGTGAGCCAAGTTGGGTCAGGCGGGCGATCTCTGTGGCGCTGCGGATCCCGCTTGCTGTCGGCACGCCCTGCTGGGCATCACTGGCCGCGCTTACCCGCTGCTTGAGTTCCGACATTGCGGCGATATCGTCCCAATGGCCCCTGGTAACGTCTGGCACCTGGGCGATAAAGACCCCCTCGCCCGGCTTGGTGCCGGGCAGGGTTCTAACCACACCCCACGGGTTACGGTCAATGAGGTCGGGAACGCTAACCTGAGTCGGGTCAACGAACACGAGGTTGTTAAGCGCCGCTTGCACGTTGTCGATTCTGGACCGGAGGAGCCAGGTTGAGACTTCGTGAAGCGGCAAAAGAAGATCGTACAGAGATTGGCTGTAGGTCTTGTGAACGTCGTGGAACAGGCCGCCGACCACGACCGGAAACTGGCGGCCGTAAGGATTCAACTGGCAGCGGATCACTGCTTCTTCGTCCATGATCGTGATCACCATCCAGACCTGATCTATCGACGGGACGCCTATCTCGTAACCGTTAAGACGAACCCAAGCCTCGTCTATAAGACGAGCGTCGTCTAGCGAAAAATTAAACCCTGAATCGGTCCCGGCTTCTAGGTCCGGGCTGATGTTCAGGCCGCGACCTTCTTCACGGATCACCATATGGGCATCCCATGAACTGGACTTGGCAACGCCGCGCCGGAGCCCCGGGTATTTGCGGATTTTCGGGTACATACCGGAGCCGATCAGAGCATTGGTCGAGACGTGATCAACGAACACCACGAACTGCATCCGGTCCCAATCGCCCCAGGTTACGCGGGGGTCTGGGAACACTCGTCTTGGATCGAAGTTGACCACCTGGTTGGTGTTCGTCTTGGGATCCCAGACGACCTTCGCCGGGGCAAATCCGTAGCGAACCGAATCGAGCAGTAACTGTGCAAGACGAGCCTCGCCCGCGGTGCGCCGCATGTGCTGGTGCAGGAGCCGTTCGAGGATCGCCGCAGACTTTCTCGATTTGCGGTTCATCCCTTCGAGTTGGAACATCGGGTTCCTGCCGCCGAGCGCAGACATCAGGTATGTCAGCACCGTATCGGCAATAGCCCGGGTGTCTGCGATAACGACTTTCTCGCGGAACTTGGTCGCGTCTGCCGGCACCCAGACATCGTGGGCGCGGTCTGCGTCCTTCCAGTGGTCGTATCGACGGGAGATGCGGGCGTAAGACATCTTGGTCATGGCGCGGACGTAATCGAGGAGTTTGCGCTCCTGCTCTTCCGTCAGCATGTCGGAAATGTCCCGGTAATCTGTCAGCGGCTCAATAAGTTCTGACAGATCAACAACTACATCATCATCTAATCGCCCAGCCCGTTCTTCTTTGTATCTGGCCATCGTACCCTTTTATCTCTTGGGGGGAAAAATGTCGTCCATGCTATTCGCCCCAACGGACAAAATAGCGCTCTTTGCGCTCTTCGCGTCCCACGTTATCGACCCACTCACCGAGTTGCTTTGCGTCGGGGTCGATCGGGGAGAACTGGGCGTAGAGGGAACTGGAAAGATCGATGGTGCCCGAGATGGCGTCGGAAGCCTGGCCGCCCATGCGAGACAGCACATCCAGGCCCATCGAGAGGGCATCCACGATGTCGTCATGCTTGCCGGAAGGAAAACTTTGCATCTCCGCGAAAAAATCATCGAGCCAACCGGCTTTATTAGGCAGGAACACTCTCCCCCCCTCGATCAGCGGAGTCACCGCGTTCAGCCGCGCCACCTTGTCGTTCACAACCTTGTACGGTATGACTGACATACCGGACTCAGTGCGGAGTTCCTGTAGCAGAGATTGGCCACTGGCTTTATCTTCGATGTAGATACCGCGCAACCCCTTGCCCCGGTACTGGGCGTTGGTCGAGATACAGATACGCTTGAGGCCCGGAAAGTCCCACTTGCCCCGCACGCAGTCGATGATATGGAGATCGCCCGTAGGGGTCATGCCCCAGACGAGGAGGACACTAAAGTCCGCTGTCTCGGTCTTCTTGAATGCCGTGTCGGCCGATATGATCAGGAACTGGTACTCCTGCTCCTCGCTTTTTTCGTACTGCTTCCACCAGACCGATTTGATGATGTTGCCGCCGAGGACGTAAGGCGTCTGCTGGTACAGTGAGGCGAATTCCCGGGCGTCCAGGCGTTCGCGCTTCTTCAATTCTTCCAGCGGGAACCGCTCGGGCCACAGGGCCGTCTCTTCCTCTTTGTAGACGTCGCGTTTCGATGGGGCGACTTTGGGCAGCATCTCACTGGGCAAATAGCGGGGGTCGTCCGGCGGCAGCATCGAGACGTTCATCTTGATTTGCGTCGGCATCTTCTGGATTGCCGAGAAATTGATGTGGTGCCACTCCCCTTCCTTCCAGTCGTCCGTCTCCATAATGCGCCCCGCCACATCGTCGGGGTGCCAACGGGTCAGGATGATGATCTCGATCGCGGCAGTGCCGTCCGGCTCTGGCTGTTTACGGGTTGTGAGTGCTGAGACGTAGTAACTCCAGACTTTGTTGCGCTGGGTGGCGGATTCGGCCTCCTCACGAGCCTTAATCGGGTCATCGAGGATCAGCAGAGTCGCTGCGCGGCCCGTGGTGGAGCCGCCCACGCCAGTGGCGTAGTAGGAACCGTGGGCTGTGGTGCGCCAATCGTCTACGGCGCGGGATTCATCGGACATCTCGAAGGTGTCGAACGACTGCAAGACGAGCGGCTCGCGGGCATGGTCCCGCACCTGGCGGCCGAATGTTTTGGCGAGGTCTTGGTTGTACGAGGTCGAGAGGACGTTGCGATTCGGCTTGCAGGCCAGGTAATAAACGGGGAATAAGACGGTTGCAAAGAAAGATTTGCCGTGCCTGGGCGGCATAGTGATGAGTAGGCGTGTCGTACCCAGATCACCACGCTCCAGTTTGTCCAGAGTCTCGATGAGTTCCTCTTGAAACTTGGCAAACTTGAACTGCGGGTACAGCGTTGCACAGAACCCGCGGAAAGATTCCCGGGTGTCCATGAGTTTGAGGAGGTGTTTAGCCGCTTCCTTCCTGGTGACAGGCACTCTAATCCTCCCCCTCTTCTTCTAGCCTTTCTGCTTCAATAACGATCTGGTGCAACTCGTCTTCAGTTAGTTCGTGCAGTTGTTTGTTTTCGATCGTATGCTGATTGAACGAGTGGTGCAGATCAGGCATAACTTTATTCAACATTACGCTGAATAGTCGTACCTGTTGGTTTGACCAATTCTTTTCCCCCTGCAAAACAGCCCGAATATTGGGGATATTTTTGCGAACGACGTCGAGAACCGAGCGCCGAACACGATCAATTTCTACCGGGGTGACCGCGGGTAGCCCCCCACCCTTCATAGGATGGGGGTTCTTCCTTACGTCCGGCATTTAACTGCCGGTGGTGGTTTCTGTGGTTGTTGT